CAAATGCATTTCTAGCTGTTCCCTCTGCATTATAGACAATACCAATATTGCCAGCCGACTTATAGTCAGTAGCCATACGAACATAATAAGTATCACCAGCATTTACATTGGTATAAGTAACAGTAGCATCAGTTGTAGAATATCCAGCAATACTCGTTCCGTGAGCAACAACATAAGCATAACGACGATGAATAGAACTGCGTCTCTCCAGCGTTTTAGGCTGAGGATCATCCGTAGGTCTCTTGCGATATTTACTCATCAACGCCAGTAGTGGAGTGTTCGCCGGCCCCACTTGCGTTGCTTCCGGTATTGGTAAAAAACCAAAAGTTCGCCTTAAATCGCCAGTATCAAGACTTGAACCAGTTGAAGAGGCATAACCTTCGGTAAGACCGGTAAGATTAGAATCTAATGTTAAAAAATCCATACATACTCCAAAATTGTATGGAACTAAGGTGCTTTACTTTTCCTCTCCCAGAGAGGTTATATCAAATCCTCCGCTTTTTTTAATTGAATCCATAAATATACCGCTTGGGTCACGTCCTTCGCTCCCTTTTATACCAATCAAATTAGGCGGAAGATTATCTAAAACAGACCTTTGTTCCAGTTGTTTTTTACGTAATTCCTTAATTACGTTTTCCATTCGTTTTTTATCCAGTTCTTCCTGATGGGTAATAATCCAAGCAGTTTTAAGGTCAAGCCTTACATTTTTACCCTGCTTTTCAATCCAATCATTAAACTGGTCTTCCGTCAAATTGTATTCTTTCATTAGAGATTGCTTTTGCTCATTGAACTCACGCTGAATTTCTTTTTCAGACATTTCAAGTTCTTTGGCTTTTTGCTGTTTTTCGTATAAACGAGCAGCTTCAATAGCCATCATAGCACGCAATACTCTTCCTGAATCAGAATTGGGATTCTTGACTGCCTCATCTTGATCAAACACAAATTCATCCTTATTAATCCCCAATGCTTCAAATAAATCCGAAGGTTGCTTTGGAGATTCAGCCTGTTTAATTTGCTGTTTGATAGATTCGAGTTCCTCACGTAACCTATTAGCTTCTCTTGTAGAGCCAGAATAACCATCATTAGCCTTTTTTAAATCAGCTTTAGTTTGCTCCAATTCTCTTTGGAGTTCTTCTACTGTTTTCGGCTTTTCATCACGATGTTCTTTATTCTTAGGTTCGCCTGAGGGAGCGTGAAAAATTCCTGCGAGCAAGTTGGCATCGTCTTTAGCGATGTTCCCAGCTTTCTCCTTTTTTTCTTCAGCCATATTTACTCCTATCACAATTTAACATCTATAATATAACAAATTTTTTAAATATTACAATGTAAAAATACTCCAATAATATAATATTCTTTATGTAGAATAATCTAAATTGTTTATAAACAACATATTCAGATTTTATTTATTTTCATTTTGTTTCGCACTTTTCTTGATAATTTCAATATCTTTCCTAAATTTATCCGCTTCTGACAGCATTTGATTGCTTACAATATCGGCATTAGCCTTGATCGTTTCACGAACTTTATGTTGTTCCGCTTCAGTTTCAAGGACATCTTTCCGCATTTGCAAACTACCCATAATAGTATCAAGTTGGATTTTGCTTTGAATCACTTGACGACGGAGTGTATCAGCATCACCCCTTAACTGCTTAATTTCTTCATCTTTTTGTGCCAAAGCCTGCTGTAATTGAGCAATTTCATCCATACGTTGCATAATTCCCGTTTTATCTTCGATTTCAATTGACCGCAAAAAGGCAAGTTTATCAATTGCGCCTTTTTGGTAATACTCAAACATCTTATATTCTTTAGCCTCACGGCTTACTGGCCAAACCGAATCGGCAACTTCTACCACATCAAATTGCGCCGATTGATAATCGAAATATTTACCTATTATTTCACCAACATTATTGAAAATTGGTTTATTAATTTCATATTCTTTATATTCACTTTTTTCATTACCAGCTTCAGATGATACAATTCGATATATTTTATGAGCTGTATATGTCTTCTGGGCAACATCCTTAAATACTTTGCCAACTTGTCTCAGCCACGGATTAACTGTATTTTGCAAATAGGTTCTAAGTCTGCGTGTCCCAAACTCATCCATTAAAGCTGTGCTTCTAAATGGCTCATTAGTAACACGTTCCATTCCCATCATATAATCACTTATTCCAAGTGAATATGAAATATCACCTTTTCCCATTTGGGTAAGCTCATAAAAAGCATTATTGAGTTGGGAAGGCGCTCTCGGTACTGGTGGATTATCACCTACATATCCAATAAGACTACCTGGAAGTGATATATCTTCTTTAGCTTCTACAAGATTGACAAGTGAACCTTCCTTATACCACCAACCAGGATTACTGGATATATTGGCGTGATGGACAACTATCTGATGGCATTTATTAATTTCTTCCTGTTTACCTGTAACGAATTTAACTGCACTAATTGGACACGGATTACCAGTATGAATAAATGGAAGTGGAATAATCGTGTAATTTTCATACGGCATTATTACATCCCAAAGATATTTATCGCCTACAACGCCTTCGCTTCTAATCCTATCTTGATAATATTTGATTTCACTACCAGAAATTATAGTGCTGGCAATTACTGGGTCTTTAATTAATAAATTATATTCGCCCTCAGTAACGGTTCTCTCGGTTGTTTTTGAAACTTCATTTGTTATTTCAGCATTTACCTTGCTTTGCATCTCTTGGAATTGAGCCATTAGTTGATTTTGAGCTTTCTCAAGTTCAATTTCAGCTCGTTCTGGTATAATCTGCCCATTAGCAACCATTTCACTATACTGTTTCTGGAGTTCTTTAATTTTGACTTGAATTTCTTTTTCAAATTCTTTAAGAGCCAGCATAGAGTTTTTTTGCATTTCATCTAATTCAATTTTGGTAGGTGGTGTTTTTTGTAAAAAGGTAATATAGGGTATTTTTACTTTACTATAACACTCATAATAACCAATTATTTCATCTTGTTCACCAGTAGTTTTTATAAAATCTAAACTTTCTACCGCTGTATCATCCCAATAAGCACGTCTTGTAATTCCCAGACAATTGCCACTTGCATTTTTAATTATATCCGCATACTGAGGCAATTCACTCATAAGCTTTTGCTTACCAATATTCTTTGCAACTATCATAAATTTAGCATCTCTTGAAAATACATCAGTGCTTTCAGGATCAACAAATAATTCTTCTGGTTCGATTCTGCCAAATTTTACATCACCATTGCCTCTATCAGAATTTTTATCAACATAAATTTGTAAAACACCCTTCGACTTTACAATTGCATCGTGTATAATCTGAGAATATATTAAAGTGCCATCACTTAAATCCCAGCAATAATCCGATAACGCAGTATGCAATACACCGACTTCACTATCGAATCCTGACATATCACGCCCAATAGTTTTCCAACGTGGTTTGTTAGCAGTCAAAAAGTATTCCATAACAAGAATAGCAGGTGTTATGCGATTGACGGTAAATGTTGGCATATCAGCATCTTTAAGATCTCTAATTTCACTGGCAGTTAATTGTTTATCCTCAAAAAATGCTTCGCCTTTTAGCAAATTATATTCCCAATCCCAGCGTTTAGGATTATTACTTGCATTAAAAATACTTATTATCTCCGAAACACGTTTGTCTGGTGATACTTTTTCAAGTCCTATGGTTTTTCTTGCCATTCACTAACCTCACATTACTTTCCACGATTTTGCTCTTTTCCTTTTGATATACCATTCGGTATTGGCTTCTTCTGGCGATTTTCTCTTGATATAACCCTGTGGTGGGTAAGCAGATACATTTGCATAATAAAATGCATCTATTTCATCCGAATGCGCCATAGTAGCCCCGAAATTTATAGTTTCTTCAATAAGATTATAACTTTCCTCACGGTAATAAATCATTCCTTGAGTATAAAACGGATTAAGATAAGATGAAATCCGATTAAGCTTGTCAACTCCACCTGGTTTTTGAGGATTGCCAATTACATACATTTTATTTAATTTCATTTTTCTTTGCATTAAATCCTGAAAAACACTTCTATTTAGCGATACATCTTCGATACTTCCGTATAAACAATGAAATTCATCATACATTTCGATATAATAATCCACTACGCCCTTTTTCCCTATAAGCTCATCATTATCTCCACGCAACCCACTCATTGGAATATTCTGATGTCTTTCTGTTCGCAAATGATAGCGTCTATTAAGCCCATCAACAGCAATAGCAATTATACACGAATAGCTACTGCTTCTTGTGGCAATATCCGTAGCTGGATCGCAACCGAGAAAGGTATTTACTACTATCTTTTCGCCATTAATTACAAGATAATTAACTCCATTGCCATCTCTTATATTGCCACCTTCGTGCATAAATACACCATTGTGAAACTTGATATGATCACGTGTCCAGATAGCAACATCAGATGAGGCGACTTCAAGTTCATATTCTTGATAATAAAGCGCTAATTGACCACGAGATTCTAATCTTTCTTTGATTTTATTAAGTACATGTCTTGGCAAACGGCTATTCCATAAAACACCACCTGGCATATCTGGTTGAGTTGAGGGATAAACAAATATTTTCCACGGATAGGAATCTAAAGTGCCTTCAGCTTTACATTTTTTGTAAGCTTCTATAAATTCTTGAGCTATTGATAATGGTTGCGGTGTATTGATAAAAAATAATCTACAACGTGGCTTTTGGTCAATTGCTGGTAGAATAGCACCAAAAAGCGTATTACGTAAATCTTGCCTTGCACTCTGAGTTTTAGTATTAAGTTCATTTTCAATATCATCAGCAAAGACCCTGCTAAAACGAATAGCACCGCTTTCAATAGTAGCTTCAGTTTTTCCACGAATACTTTTAAGATTACTACTACTAATCAATTTGTCGCCATAAATTGTAGTAATTTCCTCCTTATTCCATATATCTCCTCTTAATTTTCCAAATATATTTATAATATCATAGTTTTGTTCAAGATGCTTAGCTATATATCTGACATTACCAATACTATCATCTTGAGTTTTAGCCGTCCAACCATAGAATAATGGCTCACGATTTAACATTTCATTCCACCAATATTCACCAAGCACAAATCCTTTCATTTCAGCACATTTTTGGAGAAATTGTTTGGAAAAACAAAAATCGTGAATAATACTGCACTTAATTAAAGTTGTTTTGCCTGAATCTCTGGCTATAATAATAGCACAAGGTTTAGTACTATCGCTATTAATCTCATCAGCTAATTCATAATGAAACAATGGCGTCTCGGATTTCATAAAATCACCAGGTAAAAACCGTTTGCCAAATGCTATTAAGTCAGTATAAGTGAGATAAAGCATTTTTTCAATAGAACTGATATTATCTGGAAGTTCTTTGAGATGATACATTTACTTTTTCTGTTTTTTTAATTCCTCATTTTCTTTTTGTAATCTTTCAATTCTAAATTCTTGGTGAAGATTATTAATTGTTCCCTGAAACTCTTGTCTGATTGAATCCAAATGATTATAAATATTTTGAATTTCACCTTGTAATTTGACAATTTCTTTTTCTAATTTTCTCATTTTTTACTTCTTATTTTTATTTAACATATAAATTATTATTATTCATCTATTTCTGGGGAATTAAGCATTTTAGGACGTTCAATTTTATCAATCATATGTGATTCATCACGGAAAAAAGAAATACCAGCAAGTAACGGATTTTCGGGTTGAGCCTTTTCTTTATCATCCATTCCAATATATTCACCAAGTTTAGTGATCGCATTTAATTTATCACGCACTGCGGTTTCTTTAGAATCAGCAATAGCCTTAATGGACTTTATAATCCATTCCTCATCAACACCTTGTCTTTTAGCTGCATCAATAGTTCTTTCATTCATATATTTCCTTATCCTTTCTTGTCTGGCTAACAAATAGCCATATTTCTTAGCGTATTTACCTACATAACCAAATGCCATACAATAACTAGATTCAATATCGTTACCAGTTAATAAGAAAATAGCAAATAATACCTCTTTAGGGGTTAAATATTTACGTCTGGTTATGTTTTTATATCTATTGGTGACACTATTAGCATTAAGAACATAACAACTTTCACGAATATTGAAATCAGTATCCATTTTGTAGTTTTTATTGGGTGGAAATGTGCCTACAATCGTTCTAATAAATCCCTTTGAATTACGCAATATCTCGCAAACTCCACCATCATCAGCTTCTACCCAATCACCAACTTGTGCCTTACGCCAGTCAGGACTTAATTTTGGCACTGAATTATAACGATTAATAAAATAACGCTCAAAATCTGCCTTATTATTAAATACAATATGTTTTATCCCCTTAATTGTGTTGTATTTATATTCTACACCGTATTGTGTCTCAACGTGAAATTTCATTAAGAATTAATCTCCGAATCATCAACTATTGCCAGAATATCATTTTCACTAACAAGTAAATTCTGTTGTCCAATACTTTGACCTGAAAATTTCTGATATATTACAACATCATCTTTTGAAATTCCCAGTTTATTTGTGCTATTAATCGCAATAACAATTCCTTTAGCAATTGGTTGCTCAAGAACTGTATCAGGTAAATATAGTCCGCCTGCGGTTCTATCTACCAGAATAGGTTTGATAATTACACGATCTTTTAATGGTTTCATCGTTTCATCTCGCTTACTGTAAGGTTTATATACTCTTCACCATTATGCTTCAATTTCTTCCAACCAGATAAATAATACATTTTGCCGTTAATGTTAATCTTACCCTTAAAATCAGGTTGATTTTCAGTTTCTTTTCGCTCATTAATGAACATACTACCAGTGTTAGGTTTTATTTCCCACATACTTAGTCCTATTTGAAATTTTTAAATATTAAACATACATTCTCAGGTAAATTGTGATCCAATTCAATATAAACTATTACTAACCCATCATTAGAACCTCCCTCAGTCGTGTAATTTAATTTTATACCCGCTTTCTCTAACCAAGTGCAAGCTCTGGTGAAATATTTGTAATTACTACCATCTAACTTGATTTTAAGCGTAGCCTCACATAATTGTCGCATTATTATTCCTTTCTGAGAAATTTTCTCAATTTGAACCAAATATAGGGCTTAAATATAAATCTTTTTATAAATATTATTAATTCAGGTCTTAACGTACTGCCACAATATTGACAATAATTATCATATAGTGTCCACCTTCCACAATGACATAAAACCTCAGTACAAAGTTTATCTGTACCATCAATCTCTTTTGCGTGTCCATTTTCACAAACATTAAGGTCACAATAAATATTAGTACGTGTTTTTCGCATATTTACTCCGATAGATATGCACAAATTTCTCAACTTTTTGTGCGCTCCCGACGGGTGTTGCATAAAGGCTGTGCATTTCATCTTTATTCAATTTTATGCTCTCTAAATAAAGATGACAATATATCAACTAATCTCCAATAATTTTTAGTTTTTCTCATCTGCATTCTCTCTACTTTCTATCGAAGTCAATAGTATGAACCTGTCAATACCTCGCAGTATCTTTATCGTCTGCTTGTAATCATTACGATATTCACGCTCAGCACGTGCACTCCGCCAATCACCCGACTGCTCATACTCTTTTACCTTAGCCTTGCTCTCTTGATATGCCTTGCTGAGTAATTCTATACTATGCTTCATCTCTAATCTCCTCATTCATACCTATAATATACTATCATACGCTATCTATTACAAGTATTTTTTGATTTTTATCAATATCAACTATACTCCACCATCGGAATTTATATAAAACCCGTTTTGAAAAATATACATAGCTATTTAGTGAAAGGCGCTAATTAAACCCCGCCGGCACGGTTTTGGTTTTGCCTTTTCGGATTTACGTTGAAACCAATTCAGATTCTGGGATAAAATACGCCAGCACAGAGCGCCGGATACTCTGATAAAAAAAGAGTAAATATATCGGATAAATTATATAAATAACTCTTGACAATGGCAAATATATTTCGTAAATTACCAGTGAGATTTGAAATGAAACAACCAAA